TAATGAAGTCTATGGAAACGGCAATCAACAATATGATTGATGAAATCAAAAAACCCGTAGACCCAGACATCAATGGTAGCGCAAGGAAGGCTGAGCTGCAAGCGATCAAGCAGACAGCTACGGACTGCAAAGAGCTTCTGGTAGAGCGCCAGCGGCTTGAACAAATGATCAAAGACCTTACGAACAATGGAGCGATCGCAGAAGACAAAGACTACTCAGGAGGTTTCGCTGAGAGGTACTCAAAGTGATTGGAAGGAGATAGTATGGAAGCGAAACAAAGTAGACCACAAGTTTTGGGAGGAGTCTTGGAATAAGCAGTCAGGGGACTGATGCCTTTCAAGGATCCCGAAAAAAGAAAACAATATCAAAGAGAATATCATAGAAGGTACTATCAAGACCATAGTGCCAAGTACAAAGAGAAGGCTAAGAAGTGGAACAAGTCGCAAAGGAGATGGGCAAGAGATTACGTGCAGAGGGTAAAGAGGCTAAACAAGTGCATCGATTGTGGTCAATCCAATCCACTCGTACTTGAGTTTGATCATGTAAAAGAGAAGTCATACAACATCTCCGATATGGTGAATGGCTCGTACTCCATCGCTTCGATCAAAGAAGAGATAAGAAAATGTGAGATACGTTGCGCCAACTGCCACAGGATCAAGACGATAGAAAGAAGAAACAATTCAATAAAATGAAAAAGCTGCCTGTCAAAGTAGAGAAGAAACGCATCCGCAGAAAGGGCGTGCATTCTAAGAACAACCACTCTAAGAACAAGAAGTCCAAAAACTACGTGAAGGCTTATGCTGGTCAAGGTAGATAAGTATGATGAGCAGGCTGTCAGCATTTGTCCCAACGGCACGCAGGGTGAGGTTGTTGAACTCGGTGGGTTGGTCATTGTACTTCCCGCTGTCCCGCCCCAAGAGGAAGTTGAAGGACATGACCGTCCAAACGACATGCAGTTGTGGGAGAGGCGGGCTATGCCAGAGGAGCTGTCTAGGATTCGTTCTATGGATGAGTGGGGGGAGATGCCTAGGGAGTTCAGAGAAAAGTTTCGTCCGTATATCGAAGAGGAGTTTCGCCGTAGGCGTGAGGGCTTTTGGTTTTTCAACGATGGCGTCCCTACATATATTACGGGTCGGCACTACATGATGCTGCAATGGACGAAGATGGACATAGGCTATCCTTCGTACCTTTCTTTCCAACGTGAAATCTTTCTCCACATGGCTGCGTGCGAAGCGGACCCACGCTGCATGGGTCAGCTCTACACTAAGTGTCGCCGTTCTGGATACACTAATATCTGCTCTTCAGTCCTGGTCGATGAGGCTACGCAGATTAAGGATAAGCTTCTCGGCATCCAGTCGAAAACAGGTAAAGACGCCCAAGAAAACATCTTCATGAAAAAGGTGGTGCAGATGTTCCGGCATTACCCTTTCTTTTTCAAGCCCATCCAAGACGGAACGACCAACCCTCGTGTAGAGCTGGCCTTCCGTGAGCCATCGAAGAGGATCACCAAAAACAACAAGACGGCGTTCAAGGGTGATGCTTTGAACACGGTCATCAACTGGAAGAACACCACAAACAACGCTTACGATGGTGAGAAGCTGCACATCTTGTATCTGGACGAGGCAGGCAAGTGGGAGAAGCCCACAGACATCAGGGAGGCATGGCGTATCCAGAGGACCTGTCTGATTGTTGGTAGAAAGATCATTGGGACTGCCCTGGTCGGTTCGACCGTCAACCCCTTGGACAAGGGTGGCAAGCAGTACAAAAAGCTGTGGGAAGACAGTGACCCTCAAGCCCGCAACGCCAACGGAAGGACGGTGAGTGGGCTGTACCGCATCTTCGTGCCTGCCGACGAAGCTCTAGAGGGCTTTTTCGACAAGCACGGAAACGCTGTCAAAGAAGACCCTGCTGCCCCTGTAGATGGCTTGGACGGTGAGCCCATCGCTTTCGGTTCGAGGACGTTTTTGAAAAACGAGAGGTCGGCTATGAAGTCTGATACGAGAGAGCTGAACGAGTTCATCAGGCAGTTCCCATTTTCTCCTGAGGAGGCTTTCCGTGACTCCATCGAAGGCAGCCTTTTTGACATATCTAAGATCTACGACCAGATAGAGCACAATGACATGCTGTATCCCAACCCTATCGTGGAGGGCAACTTTGTCTGGAAAGATGGCAGGCGTGATACAGAGGTTGTGTTTCGACCCACAAGAAACGGCAGGTGGAGGGTGGCGTGGATGCCGCCATCAGGCATGAGAAACAAGAGGGAGGAGTACCGGGGTAAGATGATAGCCCCACACAGCTCTCTGGGCTGTGGGGGCGTAGACAGCTATGACCTCGATGCCACTGTCGATGGCAGGGGGTCTAAGGGTGCCTGCCACCTGTACAATAAGTTCAGCATGCAGCACCCTTCGAACATCTTTGTTGCTGAGTATATCAGCAGGCCACCGATGGCCAAGATCTTCTACGAGGATATTTTGATGGCTTCGTTTTTCTATGGCTACCCGCTGTTGATTGAGAACAACAAGTATGGGATCGTGAGGTATTTTGAGGAACGTGGGTACGACGGCTATGTCCTGGATAGGCCTGATCACCTGAAGTCTACGTCGAGCTCGGTGAACGTCAAGACAAAGGGCATTCCGTCTAACTCTCAAGACGTGTTGCAGGCGCACGCCCAAGCCATCGAAGATTACATCCATCAGCATGTAGGATATAATGAGGAGGGCGATATGGGGAAGATGTACTTCAATAGGACGCTTGAAGATTGGATACAGTTTAAGATTACCAATCGAACCAAGTACGACTTGTCAATCAGTTCAGGCCTTGCTTTGCTTGCAGCTCAAAAAGAAAAACCCAAAGCCAAGAGGGCAGACTTTAGTGAAAAAAAATTCTTCCGCAGATACAAGTACAACGCTGGCGGACCCTCTACTCTTCGGAAGTGAAAATTGTTATATTTGCAAATAGCACAATAATGTTGTAATGAACTATAGCGACAACAAAGGCGTATACGGCAACTTCCCCGATCCATTTGCGGAGCCAAAAGTCAAGGAAAGTAAGTCGTATGGGCAAGCCTTTGCAAACGCTATCATGGGGCAGTGGGGTACCTACCAGGATTCGTCATCGCTTTTGAACAGACGTTTCTACGAGTTTGAAAAGAATCGGGACTACGCCAACGGCACGCAGGACACCTCTATCTACAAGCAGATCCTCAACAGCCTCGACCCCAACAACGGCGATGGTACACTGTTGAACATCGATTGGTCACCCGTCCCTATCATTCCCAAGTTCGTCAAGGTCGTCGTCAACAGGATTCTTTCTCGCAAGCCGTATCCCTCTGTAGAGGCCATCGACCCTGTGTCTCGTCAGGAGAAGGAGACCAAGAGGCAGGAGATCGAAATCACGATTGAAAACAAGCAAGCGTTTCAAGAGGCGAAGGCTTTGGGTCTAAACACCAAGGTCGATCCAGACACAGTCCCCGATACGACTGAGGAGGCTGAAATCTTTTTGGATCAGAACATCAAGACCAACGCCGAGATCGCTGCGCAGATGGCCACGTCATTGACGCTGGACTGGAACAGCTTCGACCAAAACACATACCGCCGCTGTGTGCAGGATCTGGTAGAGGTGGGTATGGGTGTTACCAAAAGAAAGAACGACCCGAACTACGGCATCACGACGGAGTACGTCGATCCGGCTATGTTCTTGCACAGCTACACCGAAGACCCCCACATGAATGATATCGTGTATGCGGGCCACATCAAGCGCATGTCGATCATGGACTTGAAGCGCATGGCGGGTGATGAGTTTACCGAAAAGGAATACGAGGAGTTGGCCAGGAAGGTCATGCACAAGAGCTACAACGACAAGGGCAAGTTCATGACGGGTGGTGGCTACGACCGTGCAGGTCGCAAGCAGACCTATGGCTATGACGACTACTTGATTGAGGTCTTGGACTTTGAGTTCAAGAGCGTCGATACCGTGTACTATGAAAGCAAGGAGTCACGCTTCGGCAATGTCGGATTCTACTACAAGGGCATGGCTTTCAAGCCTGTCTCCGAATCGGTGTACGACCGCAAGCCATACAAGATGGATGTGGAGACCCTGTATGGAGGTTGTTACATCATTGACAGCAAAAAGATTTTCAACTACGGACGGATGAAGAACATTCCCAAGAATGTTCACGACATCTCCCGTGCCGAGCTTTCGTACAGCATCGCCTGCACAAACATCCGCCGCATGATTCCCAAATCATTGGTGGGTGGCATCACGGGCTTTGCCGATCAGTTGCAGCTTACGCACTGCAAGATCCAGCAGGCTGTGGCCAAGGCCAAGCCTGACGGATTGATCATCGACATCGAAGGACTGGAGAATGTGCAGCTTGGCCGTGGTGGTGACTTGAGCCCTCTGGAGTTGCAAGACATCTACGAGCAGACGGGTATCATGTACTACCGTTCGAAGAATCCTGAGGGCGGCTTCCAGAACCCACCGATCCGATCTATCGAAAACCAGATCAGAAACATCAACTCGTTCATCACCCTGTACAATCATTACTTGAGAATGATTCGTGATGCCACGGGTGTCAACGAGGTCATGGACGCATCGACCCCCAAGGGCGATGCTCTGGTGGGTGTCCAGCAACAAGCTTTGGCTGCGGGCAACAACGCCTTGTACGACATCACGAATGCGTCCCTTGTTTTGTACAGACGTGTTTGTCAGGATATTGTCAGGTGCTTGCAGATCATCCCAGAGAAGTCTGTCTTGTACCGGACCTACGAGAAAGCCATTGGTAAGTACAACATGGAGGTGTTGAGTTCATTCAAGGACTTGCCCATGTACAACTTTGGCATCCAGGTTGTCAAGTCTATGTCTGACGAGGATCGCATCTTCCTGGAGCAAAACATTCAGTCGTCTTTGGCTCAGAAAGAAATCGACTTGGAGGACGCTATGGCCGTGAGGCAGCTCAAGGATATCGACCAGGCTGAGAGGCTGTTGGTGGTGCGCCGTAAGAGACGTATTGCTCAGCAGCAGCAGCTTGCTCAGCAGAACATGCAAGCTCAGGCTCAAGCCAACGCCCAGGCTTCGCAGGCCGCTTCACAAGCGAAGATGCAAGAGATGCAGATGGAAGCTCAGATCGATGCGCAGAAGATGCAGCTCAAAGCCCAGGTCGATGTACAGGTGGCGGCGGCCATGCACCAGATGAGAAAAGAGATTGAGCAGATCAAAGCTCAAGCTGTCCTCGGTGCCCGTGCCAGCGATCAGGAGTTCAGAGAAAAGATTGAGACGATGAAGGAGTCAGGCAAAGACGAAAGAATTGCACGTCAGGCTGCTGAGCAGTCCAAGCTTATCTCTCAAAGAAAAGGTGAGATCCCTCGCTTACCAGAAGTCCAAGAAAAGGACGAGGGCTTGGAGAAATTTTTAGAAGACCTGATTTGATATGAGTAAGGTAAGCCTCGATGTAGCTCAACGGTTGGACATCACCTGTCGCAAGGGTGATACGTTCAACTTGGTAGTGAATGTATCAGATTCAACTGGCACTGCTGTCAACCTCAGTACATACTCTTTCAAGATGCAGTTAAGGGAGACTGATGTAAGCACCTTGCCAACCATTGACGACAGCGCCATAACAATAACAGGGACATCAGGAGGGGTAATCACCGTTACTATTTTAGCGAGTGTGATGGCAAGCATCAATAGCGGGTTGTATGTGTATGATTTGCAAACTATCAACGCTGGTGTCACCCAGACATGGCTTACAGGTGTCATCACAGTCAACGAGGATGTTACGGTATGAGCGACTTGACACTTTCTGTATCGAGCAGCACCAATGTGTTGACGAGTGCTGTTGGGGCTGATGAAATCAACCTGACTCTTAGTGAGTCTACCAATGTAGTCACGAAGGTCGTCAGCACTGAAAACACGCTGTCTATAGATCTTACTGGCTCTGTCACTCCATCTACAATCGGTGCGCTTACCGACGTCAGCACTACGGGCATTACAGACGGTCAGATTTTAGGTTTTAGCAGCAGCACAGGTCAGTTTAGCGCAGTAGACAATTCCGTCGGGGCGCTGAGTTTAGTTGACGATGACCCTGATGTTAAAGTTCGGCTCACCAATACGCCTGGCAGCACAAGTGATGTAGTTTTCAAAGCAGGCACAGGAATATCTTTGGGAGTTGTTGGTAGTGATGTTACTATCAGAAATACCGCAAGTACAGGGCGCAGCGACTCATCTATTCAGGATGTTGTAGGAGCTATGTTCAGCGGCAATACAGAGACTCGTATATCAGCCACTTATGATTCTACCGACGGAACGATTGATCTAGTCGTGGATGACATGACTGCCAATACGCAACTGACTACCGAAGAGGTTCAGGACATCGTAGGCGCCATGTTCAGTGGCAATACTGAGACTAGAATCTCTGCAACATACGAGGACAGTGATGGGACGATTGATTTGGTTGTAGATGATATGACAGCCGACACTCAGCTTTCCACGGAGCAGGTACAAGATATCGTGGGGGCTATGTTCACCTCGAATACTGAGACGAGGATCTCTGCGACATACGAGGACGGTGATGGAACAATCGATCTTGTTGTTGACGCCATCCCTGTAGACCTTACTTCTGATGGGGCGGGTACAATCCATGCGAACAACGTCCCTACACTCAACCAAAGCACCACGGGCAATGCAGCCACCGCCACAGCCCTGGCTACAGCCAGAGCAATCAATGGAGTAAACTTTGACGGTACGGCTGCAATCACTGTTACTGCTGCTGGATCTACTTTGTCTGATACTGTGCCTGTAAGTAAAGGTGGTACAGGGGCTACGACTTTGACAGGGAACGGCGTCCTCACTGGGAATGGCACGGCAGCAATAACCTCTGAAAGCAACCTGGCATTTGATGGCAACACACTGACGATTACAGGTCAGAGAAAAATACCTTCAACAACAGGTAGTGGACAATTTTATGGAGACACGGTGGTGTTTGGAAGTGGACCTTCTGGTGTTGACGGTAGTATTGAGCAGGGCAAGCTGTACTATTTAGACTCCTCGCAACAGTGGGAAGAGGCTGACGCAGACGCAGCAGCTTCAGCCACAGGCATGCTTGCCCTGGCGATCGTCGATGACAGCGCAAGATTTATGGTGAAAGGATTGGCCAGACATTCAAACTTTGTAGGATTCACAACTGGTGACGTCTTGTATGTTTCCACTACAGCGGGTGGTATCACAAAAACTGCACCTACTGGAAGCGCCGATATTGTTAGGATTGTAGGCTACTGCACGGACGGAGGTAACAGAGAGATTTACTTTGATCCATCAAAAGACTGGGTTGAGTTGTCATGAGCATAAGCAAACTTTCTGGAGTTACTTACAGCTCTATCAGTAAGATCTCTGGTGTAACAAAGTCTGGTGTAGCAAAGGTGAAAGGGATAGTCCCCTCTTACTTTTTAGATGATCATGCTGGCTCAGTTTGTGCTTATTCATTAAGGCAGTTGTCTTCTACTGCCACCTATGCAATTACTGTAGAGAACTCATCAGGAGCAACAGCAAATATTGGATTTACGGCGGCTGGGGGACTGGACACTTCAGCTCTTGCTACGCACTGTGGAAGCAACTATGGTCGAGTCTCAAAATGGTGGGATCAGAGCGGAAACTCAAACCACATGGAGCAGTCTACTGCTGCCTCAAGACCCTACATCGTTGATGCATCTGGGAACTTGATTACAACAACAGACAGCTCGATACCAGCTCTTGACTTTTATTTCAGCTCTACAGCAAGATGGCTGGAAGATACTTTTGTAAGTAATAACAGTGACAGGTTAATGCTGTCTCTTATGGCTGAGTTTAGATCAGTTACTGCTGGTCAGTATATCTTTAGTCAGTGGACTTCAAGTCAGTCTACACAGGTTTTTCAGATGAATATTCTTGGTGCTGCGAGTGATTTAAGACTTGCCGCAAGATTCGGTACAAGCTCCAAACATCTGGGCAGAGTTCAAACCAATGCTCAGGTAGCTGTCAATACAGAGTATCTTGTGGTTGGGTCTTTGGACCACGCTTCAGGAGATCTGGACGTGAATGGGGATACTGCAGATACAGACACAGGATTTCCAGGAAGCTCTGGTGCAGGACTCATTAACAATGGCAATATTCTTCTAGCCATAGGTCGAAGGCCTGACAATGGAACTGCACAGTATACTGGATTTCTCTCAGAAGTTGTTATGTGGTCTGCCGCATCACTGCCAACGCAGAGCGATGTTATGACAGATATGAACACACACTATTCTGTTTTCTAATGGCAAAGACCGCAACAGACACAGGCAACACAATCACTGAAGGATATGTGATTAGAATGATTGGTATTGAAGAATACTTTGAAACTCAATCAGGTGCTCTAGCATGGGCCAAGGCAGGCAACATTCCTTCTGTAGATTTTTACACAGACGACAGCATATCAGATGCAGACAAGCTTGATGATTTGGAGCATGGCAACCTGATGGAATACTCCTCTGAGATTTGATATATTTGTAATATGGACAGGTCGTCAATGAGAAAAGCCATCGCATCCAAGCTTAAAAAAGCTGGGGTGCGCAAGGTCAATTCTCCTAAAATGACCCCCAATCATAAAACCAAAAAGGCTGTCGTAGTATCGACGATTGGCCCTGGACAAGAGTCAGGCGAGATCATTCGTTTCGGAGCGCAGTCTATGGGCCACAACTACAGCCCTGAGGCACGTCGTGCCTTCAAATCAAGGCACGGCAAGAACATCAAGCGCAAGGGCAGTGCTGCGTACTGGGCCAACAGATTTTTGTGGTCAGGCAAAGGCGGGAGCAAGAAGCGCCCGCCGAAGAGTCAGAAGAAGGTATTTGGCCTGAAAAGAAGGTAAGGTTGATATTCTTATATTTGTGGTAAAGTACAAACACCACAACTATGGCAACCCTGACCCCTACGTTAACTCTTGTAAGCACTGATATCTCATCAGACAGCCTTAATTTTTCTGTGTCTGACACCCTGACCATTGCAGCCGCAGGCCCGAATCAAGGCTTGACAAGACAGACCATTACAACTGCTGACAACCAAGAGCTTGTAGACGAGGCGGTAAGCGGTATCAGATACTTCTATGCTAAAAACATGGACACAACAAACTTCGTTGTGCTTCAAACTACAGCCAGTGTTCAATACGCCAGATTGAGCCCTGGAGAGTTTTGCTTCTTTCCTATCAACGATGGGGCAGGACTGGAGGCTAGAGCCGATACAGCTAGTTGTGTTTTGGAGTTTGCATTTTTCACCAAAGGCTAAGGAGTAGAGCGTGCCATTTGAACAGATCGAAATAACGCCACTCATTGCTACGGGGACAGGCTATCTTGAACAGCACGTCATCTTCGGCATGACGGAGTTCCAGATGCCTGCCAAGGACTGCATGCTTCTTGGAGGCTTTGTCCTTGATGACTCGGGGACGCTTGATTCTTACGGTCAAGACGGCGAGGACAATGCAAATGTAATCAACAACATCAACCTGCATTTCTTTCAAAACCATTCAAGTACGGCAGGGGGGCCTCAAGAATATTTGGCTAACGGAAGCAACGTGAATGCAGATAAAGAGGCTATGATTCAAGCCAACAACTATCTGGGCAGCGTCCATGTAATGAAACACGATTTTGACGACGCCGCTGGCACCAACCCTCCAGTGTCTCTTGCGGTGCGCAATTTTGTAGGTTTTGATTTTCCACGCATTTTCAAGCTGGTGCCGTTTGGAGACAACACAGTGGATACAACTTCTAGTGCCCAAAGATTTAGACAGGGCAATGACAGAATCATGGGCTTGACCAGTACCGAGCTAGGCAACAAGATGTTTTGTCTTGCAACGATCGATGAGTTGGCAAGCAATTCTTTGACTACTACATCAGTAAACAATGACGTGCCAAACTTCACTGCTCAAGGTCAAATTCGTATACTGTTGTCTTTAGAATATTGATCGACGATGCCTTTCAAAAAGATCATACAAGACATCACGGTTTCTACGACACCAAATTACTCGAACAACGATACGCTGTTCGATATGGTAGAGGTGCAGCTTCCCGCCAAATCATGCGTCCTTCATGGGGGGTTTTTTGTAAGCCCTAACGACGGGTGGGCGGCGAATGATGAGTGCTCCATTCACTTTTTCCAAAAGAACACCCATGCGCCTGGAGCAGCCAACGCAGCGTTTGGCTTGACGGCGGATCAGATGACAGAGAATGGGTACCTAGGCGGATTACAGATTTCCAATAACAGCTTTAGCGGAATTGCGGGCTTTGCGGATGTCATTGAGCACTATACGTTGACGTCTTTAGGCAATGTCAAATACCAGAATAGCGAAAAAAAATTTCTTGGGAACATAGTTTTAAAAAGTGCCAACCCAGGGCATACTATATTTATGGTTGGCATTTATGATGACAATGGTGCGGACGGTACGGCAAACGCTTTCTCTGCCACAGATAAGAGTTACATTCAATTGTCACTGCAATACTGAGCCATGCCTTTCAAAAACATCATACAAAAAGTTACTGTGTCTACATCAGGGTATGCAGATCACGACACCTTGTTTGACATGGTAGAGATTCAGTTGCCTGCAAAGGACTGTATTTTGCACGGTGGATATTTTGTGGGGAATCGGCAGAGCACCATAAGACTTAACGACGACGAGGCTGCCATTCACTTTTTTCAAAACAACACTCATCAGCCAGGCGCTGCCAATGAAGCCTTTGGTTTGACGGCGGATCAGATCAAAGCAAACGGATACATAGGCGGGGTCCAGATTAGCGAAACACACATCTCCACTGCTACAATGGGGATTGACGGAGCTACGGTTTTGCAGCCGCTTACTCACCTAGGTAACGAGGATGTGCAAAACCAAGATTATGAAAGCCCACCTCTCAGCGATTTTGTGCTTACAAGCACTAGGATAGGGAACACTGTTTTCATGGTCGGAACTATTGACGGGATTGATTCAAACACTGGTTTTGATGCGACCGACGACATGAGAGTTATATTAAGTGTAGAATATTAACAGATGCCCTTCCATACAATCATAAAAGAAGTGGTGGTTGACACAAACGCCAACTACGTTAATGATGACGTGCTGTTTGTCGATTCAAGCGGGAATGCATTTGTGGAGTTGCAGTTGCCTGCTAAGGATTGCATCATTCATGGAGGCAAGGCGATCTCGATGAATCAGGGCGGGGCTAGCAGCACAGCAGCTCAGTTAAGCTCTGACGAGTGTGCCCTTCATTTTTTCCAAAACACAACGCACGCCCCGGGAGGGTTGAGTCAGGCTTTTGGATTGACAGGCGTTCAGATGGAGGCCAATGGGTATCTCGGATCGGTTTCATTTGGAAGCGGCAATATTTCCCAAGCCAATTATGGGTTCACAGGTGATGTCGTCTACAAGATGACTAATATTGGAAATGTCGGTGTCAGCGTCAACAGCACCACAGCGGTAGAAACTCCGTACATGAGCACTTTGGTGTTGACGAGCACCAACATTGGAAATACCGTTTTTATGGTCGGTACGATTGACGGCATTAGCACAAGCCCTGAGTTTGACAGCGCAGATAACTTGCGTTTTGTTTTTCATGTAGAATACTGAGAAATTGGCTTTCAAGACTATTATACAACCCGTAGTTGTTTCAACAGGAACGTACAGCAACGACCAGATATTCTTTGAAGCTGTCGAGTTGCAGCTTCCTGCAAAAAGTGTTCGTTTGGTGAGTGGCTTTTTCATTGTAAATGACACAAGCACGGCTGACTTGAACACCGACGAATGTACAATCCACTTCTTTCAAAAAACGGCTACCTCCGACAGAACCTATTTTGGTGCGGCAGGCAGTAGCACGGGTAGCATTTCAAACTTTCCGAACAATCTCGGTAGGAAAGAGATGGGCTACATGGCGTCCTTGCAGATCAGCAGCAAAGAAGTCGAGGCGGTGAATGCAAATCAGATAGGCTTTCATTCGCCGCAAGTGTATCACATAGCACACATAGGGGAGGTAGCTGTAGACGGAACAGAGTTTCCCTT